AGTTGAAATGACATTAAGAGAAGTGTATGACGAGGTGTTATTAGATATTTATAATAATGCGGTAGAGTCTATTAAGCTTGTGGGTGAATCTGGATTGAAAAAAGAGTTAGTTGTTAATTATATTAAGTCATCAAAGATGTATTATGGTTTGAAATTTGAAGTTTTATGTAATTCTTATATTATTTTATTTGATGATTTTATTACACTAGATGATTTTAAAGAGTTATCAAAATATGCTGATAAGCTAAGTTATTATTTAAAGGAGTGTTTAGAATGAGTAGAATTTACAAACATTCACACAATCCAAGTGACTTAACTATGGATAATGTAAACCACATTGTTGATATTATAGAAACGTATCTATGTGATTATAAACTAGCTTTTCATCTAGTTTATCAGCGGAGACATTTAATTAGGATGGATATTTGTAGATTAGACTCAAAGAGCGTTATAGCAACATATTCATTTAGATATAAAACCATGACGTTATTTAAACGTAAGGTTTTTCAAGGTGTGGTATCACTTGATGATATGATTCAAGAAAATGAAAGACGAGGATATAATTATGTATAGTAATTTAATTCTTGCAAGTTTCATGACTTGCGTGTTATTATCTGTATATCAAATATATCAGCACTGTAAAGGAAACTTCAAATATTATAAAGTGTCAAACAGATACATAAATTTCATTATATTATTAATCGTAATGTTAGTTATGTGGTTTGTGTTAATAAATATGCAAATTGATGAATTATTGGAGGTGCGACATGTAAAATGTTTATGAGTTATGGCTTATCTATAAAAGCGTATAGGTTGTAAAAGTGTTGTTATGCTGATTTCAAAATTAAACAACTGAAAATAATTTAATTAAAAAAGCAATGTTAAAATTAAAAGGAGAAAATTAAAATGGAAAACGTAAAAAATGAAGTATTATCAATGGAAAACACTGGTTTGGTAGTAACTGAGGACATGACACACGAACAACGTGTTAACTTATTCAACGCTGTTAATAATGCGGAAGGTTTATCAGATCAAGTCGGTAAAGATTTATGGTTAACTGGCTATATTGTTCAAGATGTGGAAAAGGAAAATGAACAAACAGGTGAGATCATTTGCTCAAAATTAATTACTGTCATTGATAAAGATGGTAAAGCTTATGCAACTAATAGTAAACCTTTCTTGCAATGCTTAAAGCAGTTAAAACAGGTATTTAACTATGATTGGACGAAAGAGCCTGTATGTGTAACAATCATTCAGAAGAAATCAAACTCAAGTTCAAATAAATATTTAAGCATGGCTGTGAAATAGCCTATTGAAATAAGGGTGTTAGCCAAACACCCTTTTATTTTTGACTTAAAATGGGGGTGTTTAAAATGGCTAAAATGAGGAAGTCAACAAGAGACGTTAAGCGTCTTAGGAATGCAATTGCAAGTGCAAAAAGAACCGCAACAAAAGCGCAAAACATGGGACAGGATGTTGTTTTTAATGACATTCGTACAATAAAAGATTTCAATGATCGTAAGGAATTTAATAAATATTTACGTTCTATTGAACGATTCAACAAAGAAAATCGTTATATTAAAAATCAATACGATGTTGTTTTGAATCGGAAAGATATTGAAAAAGCAAATAAATTGATAGATAAACAAAATCGACAAAGAAGATCTCTAGCAAGAAGTACAGGTTTAAATACACTTAAGGAAACAAAAGGTGGTATTTTAACAGGTGTAAGTGTTAAGAATGCTTTAAGTGTATTAAAAGATGATCGTGGTGGATTCTTTGAGCCAATCCATCATGTAAATATCCAATCCTATCGTTATACTAAACAATTAGATAAACGTATTGAGAGTTTAAAGGAAAATACCTCAAAGAAAAACAAAAAAATTAATACGCTTAGAAAGAACTATAAAAAAGCGATTGAGGAACAAATAAAAGGTAAGAATATTACAGAAGAAGAAGGAAACCAAATAATAGAAGACATAAAGTCACTAAGTGATAAAGATTTAATTAAATGGTTTTATCAAGAACGAAAGGCAATTGATACATTTAAATATCTAGAGTTAAGTCGTGAATTCACAGAGAATCAAAAATTTGTGAACGAGCAGTTAAGTAAAGGTATACGAAAAGATATGGCGGATGTAAGAGATAGTTTGGCTGTGTTTACCGGACGTGCTTATGTCGAAGATGGAATTGTTACATATAAAGAATAATGTAAAGGGGGTTGTAGTATGTCAAAGAAAAAAGAGTCTAAAGAAATATGGGCTTGTGATTTTGAAACTACAACCGACCCTTTAGACTGTAGAGTTTGGGCATGGGGCGCAAGTTTTGTTAGTGATTCAAGTATAAAAGAATATGGGAATAGTATTGACGGTTTCATTGAATGGTGTAAACAGAAAACACGCAAATTATATTTTCACAATTTGGCTTTTGATGGTGAATTTATAGTTAGCTGGTTATTAAGTAATGGATATGAGTATTCGGACAAGCCTAAAACAGGGTGTTTTAAAACAATAATCTCTAATACCGGTTTGTGGTATTCAATTGAGATATGGTGGAAATATTCAATTTATCGCTCAACAAAAACTACAATATGGGATAGTTTTAAACTAATTCCATTTAGTATTGAGAAGATCGCACATGATTTTAATTTACCAATACGAAAATTAAAGTTAGATTATAATACTAAACGTGAGGTAGGACATGTGCTAACACCACATGAAGTCGATTATCTATTTAATGACATTGATATTGAAGGTATGGCATTAAACGAATGTTTTAAACTTGGATTTAACAAAATGACAGCCACTAGCTGTAGTTTTGAGACTTTTAAGAAAAGTTTGCCTATGGCATTTCAGAAAATTTTTCCACCGTTAGAAATGAATGTTGACAGTGATTTAAGACCGGCTTACAGTGGCGGTTTTGTATGGGCAAACCCGGAATTAAAAGAAAAAGAAATAGGGCAAGGCATTGTATTTGATGTCAATTCACTTTTTCCGTCGCGTATGTATTATGAATTATTACCGTATGATACACCTGTTTATTTTGAGGGTGAATATCAACAGGATGATGAATACCCATTGTGGGTGGGAGTTATTAGTTTTGCTTTTGATATTAAAAAAGATCATATCCCGTGTATTTCATTAGACAAGTTTAGTCGTTTCTTTGGAAGTAAAAAATACGTTGATAGTTCAAACGGTGATATCGTTAGAATGACGGTTACGAGTGTGGATTGGGAGTTATTTAATGAACAATATGATATTTATGATGTTGAGTTCATTAATGGGTATAAATTTAAAGGGTGTGTAGGCATCGCTAGACAGTTCATTGACGAGCAAATGGAAGTTAAGAAAAATTCCAAAGGTGCACAGCGTTTTATTGCAAAAAGACAATTAAATTCAGTCTATGGAAAATTTGCAACAAACCCAAATGTAACACCTAAAATTCCATTTATTGATAAAGATGATGGAGTGTTAAGACTACATGACCCTATGTATACAACGTTTGAGAATGGAGAAGTCAAAGAGGTTATTGATGAACAGTTTAGAGATCCTATTTATTTACCGTACGGAGAATTTGTTACAGCCTATGCACGTAAATATACAATTAGCACAGCTCAAAAGGTAGGTATTCATAGAGTTGCATATATTGATACGGATTCAATACATTTAGTGGGTACACAAGTTCCCGACGCTATTAAAGATATTATTGACAATGAAGAACTAGGTTACTGGGGTTTAGAATCTGTGTTTACACGATCTTATTTTATTGGTGCTAAAAGTTATGTTGAAGAAATTGTGATTAGTTATAAAGATTATGTGGAACACCAACAGGAGTTTATTAGTCAGAACGACTGTAAAGATAAGTTGTATTATATTCGTGAGGGCGTTTGTTATTATTTGAATGTTAAGTGCGCTGGTATGACGCAAAGGGCTAAACAGAATGTAACATATGATAACTTTAGAGTTGGAAATGTTATTAATGATTGTTTAAAGAAAACACATGTACCAGGTGGCATTGTATTAGTTGATAGACAATTCAGCATTAAAAGTAGATAGGAAGGTGATAAAGTGATAAGTGTTTTAAGTGCTATAATAAAATATTTAATTATGGCGTTGTGTTGTTTTGGTGTAACATTTCTATTTGTGGTGTATGCCATAGGAATGATATTGTTATTTGTTTGGATTATAAAGGAGTGATATTTATGAATTTATTGTTAAATATAGTTGTTGTTGTTTTTGTTGGTTTGATTATGGATTATAGTTATACTCACTTACGAAATGAAAATAAAACCTTACGGAAAGATGTTGATAAACTACAATATCAAATGTTAACTTATGAAAATGGTGGAATTTTTGAGGAGTGTGATAAAAGATTAAAAGAATTTAATGAAATTATGTTTGGAAGTCCTCCATTGAAGAATAAAGTTGTTATTGTGAGAAGTATAAAAGACTATGATTATAGCGCTTATAGAAAAGATATTGACGCATTAAATGAATATCTAAAGGATGGATGGAGTATTGTTAATCATGAAACAAATGAATTTGTACATACGTATATACTAGGTAAACCGCTTGTATGGTGTAAAGAAAAGGGGGGTGATAATCATGATGTGTGAAAAATCGAAAGAACATAGAAACCAATGGTACCGAGATCATGTTAATAAATATTGTGTTTGTGTCAATAAAGAGGAAGTTGAAGTTGTTGATTACATTCAAGATTTATTAAAAAAGAAAAAGTTTAGTAAATACGTCAAAGAAAAAATTAAAGAAGATTTGAAAAAAATAAAATAACATGGTATTATTAATATGTAAGGAATAAAGAACGGAAATCAGACATGTATATCAGAATTACTCGCGGTGAAACGTGCTGATAACATAATTAGGCATAGTAATCTAGCTGGTAACACTTTAAACTTTACAACCTATATTTATGAAACCCTCGTAAAAGAGGGTTTTATTTTGTATTGACTTTACAGTATTAATATCATATATTTATAAATAGAAGGGATGTGTAAAAATGGAACGTGACGAATTGAGAAACAAATTTACGGAAGTGTTAACAGTTGAAGATCAAGCGGAACGCTCGACTATGTTAAATGATATGCGAGCTGAAGTTGAAAAAAACTTTAAAGAATTAGACGATTTAAAAGCTGAAAACACAAAATTAGTCGAAAAGAATAATTCTTTAACAGAGGCTAACAGTAAATTATTCATGCAAATTGGTGTTGAAAGTTCCGGAGATGAAAAACCGAAACAGAAACATCCAATGGATTTAAGAAAATTAGGCATTTAAAACGAAAGAGGTGATTATATATGCCAAGAACAACAGGAAAAGACGTTGCAAAAGCGATTCAAGAAGATTTAGGATTGGAAACACAACCAACAGGTCAGGAAGTAGCTAGTGCAATTTATAGAGAATCTTCTCCAAATTTCCAGTCTACAATTGGAGATCCTAATGAAGTTTCATCATTAGAATTTATGAATGGATTATTAGAATATCCTGATAGCTTAGGTGTTGAGTTTATGAATTTAGCAACTCGAATCGGTCGAGTGATCGCACACCGAAATATTTTAACAAACAAGTTAGCTCCATTTAAAATGGAAAATATGGCTTTAGGCTATACAATGGAAGAATATTTTGTTGAGTGTGCAAAAGAGCATGCTTACGATCAAGGCGACGCTGAAAACACATTATTTAAACGTGAGTTGCCGGATATTAAAACAGCATTTTATGTTGTTAACCGTAAGTCATATTACCCAGCGACAATTACAGATGATGATATGCGTAAGTATTTTGTCAGCTGGGATGGGGTAAATAGTTTAATCGCACGTATTGTTGATTCTATGTATAATGGAGACAACAAAGATGATTATAACTATATGAAATCTGCTCTAGTTACACATTATAAAAATGGCTTAATGAAAATCGTTAAAACAAGTGCTGTTACTGATACGGACACGGCTAAAGAGTTAGCTCGTAAAATTACAGAATATGTATCTTATTTAACAGAGCCAACAAATCAATATAACGCAATGGCAGTCACTAAACAAAATGACTATGAAGATATTTACGTTATTTTAAACGGAAAATCAAACAGTTATTTAAACATTGATTGGTTAGCTCAGACATTCCAATTAGAATTTGCTGAGTTTAAAGCACACGTATTAGTTTTACCAACTTTACCTAGTACATCACAAGGAACAATTGAAGCGTTAGTTGTTGATAGTGAAATCTATCGTGTATTTGATCAGAAATATTCTGTTAGTGTTGCTTATAACGCGAAAGGCTTATATTGGAACTATTTCTTACATCACTGGGAAGGTATTGCAACGTCTAGATTTGCAAACGCGATTGCATTTGTTTCAGGTGATGTGGATGAAAAAGTTACAGCGATTTACGCCAACCCTACAGTTGTGCAAGTTAAAAAAGGTGGTAGTGTAACAGTACCATTTACCGTACAGACTAGTGGCTTGAATGCTCCTATTAGTTTAACGGCAACATCAGGCGAGCCAACAATGGTTAGTGCAACGTTAACGGATGATTTAAGACACGTTACAATTAAAGGCTTAGACGCGATTACTACTGAAGGATTAACCACAGTAACAATTAAAGACACAAATTCGAATGTAACATGTGATATTAAGGTTGTTTATAACGTATAGTTGTGTTATAATATCGGTGTCATGAGTAGGACATGGCACCCCTCCTTTCTATTTAGGCGAATTGTGAATTAGGAAAAAGAGTTATTAATTTAACTCTTTTTTCTTTTTTATTTAAAATTAGTTGAACATTCAACTATTTTTTATTATGATAGAAAAAGAAAGAGGTGATTAAAATGAAAATTATTCTAGTGGCATTGGTTTTTAATGGTTTGGACCTTATTACTGGAATTGTTGGAGCAATTAGAAATGGCGAACAAATTAAGTCTAGTAAATTAAGAGATGGATTATTTAAAAAAGTTGGGTTTGTATTCTGTTATGCATTAGGTGTATTAATTAATTATGCTGAAAATTTATTGACTTTACCTTTTGGGGTAGACCTAGTGCCTGTAATTTGTACTTATGCGGTTATTACAGAAGTTGTGAGTATTATTGAGAACATTTCTAAAATTAATCCCGATATTTTACCGGACAAATTAAAAACTTTAATTGGATATAATGAAGGAGGTGAGTAATATGGGTATTATTGATGATGATAAACTACAAAATATTTTACCGAAATATAATGAGTTAAAGTTAAGTGGTAAAAATCTCGCTCAACAATATGTAAGCGCATTTAATACGGGTATGAATATTTACCAATGTATTAATCAATTACAAGGTTATATTGAATGGGTGATAAAAGCTGTTAACGATGTTGTGGTACAGTGGAATGAGATTGTAGACAAACAAATAAAATATGCTATAAACGAATCTGTAGACGCAAGTAAACAGGCTACAACAGAACAATTTAATATTGAATGGGTAAATTTACAACCTACATTAGATACTAGAGTTGAAAATTTAGTTGATACGAGATTAGATTCATTTATGAAAATAAATAAAAGTGGCACAAATTATTATGTTTTAACTGAAAGTAAAGACAAATCAATTAAAAAATTAGACTTTTATTTTAAATATAATCAACCTTACACAAAAGGAGCGCCACGTTATAACACAAGTTTTTTTATTCCTGGTCTTGATCTAAGGGGTTATACATTAAAAACAGCTTTGTTAAAAAACAATATATTTAAGCTTACAGATAGTAGTGGTGAATTAATTGATTATGTATATATGAACTTAGATGACACGAGTGTGTCCGGTGGTGACCTACCTGACCTACATTATACAAATATAGATATTAAATTTATACTAGCGGTAACAAAATTCATAGGAAAAGAAGAGGCAAACGGTAATTTATATTTGGATACTTGTGTTACTCTTATTTTAGAAAAAACTAGCTCATAAGCTAGTTTTATTTTATTATATAGTTGGAGGTGTTAATTATGAATAAAAAAGAATGTGAATTATCAAGTATATATAAAATTAAAAAACCGGAAGATATTCCATATAGTCTACCGGAAGGTTTAAGCGTTTATTTTTATATCGAGTTTTATATGCAAGCTATGCACATTTTAAAAGATGTAGATTATGAACGCTATAATATATGTAAAGAGAAATTAAACGAGTTAACAATAATAGAGGAGGAATTAAATTTATGAAACCAGGACAAAAACTAGTACATGATGGGCATGAGGTTTGTTTGTTTCCAATGGAAACAATGAATATCACACAATGGTCAAGTCCTACAGCCTACTCCCATTGTTGTGGACATCCGTTTGATAATGCAATTAGTGGACAAACTAGAGTACCTGTGTATGCTCCTTTCAGTTGTCATCTTTCATATAGTGACAGTTCCGGAAATACACGTGCATATAGTTCAGATAATCCCGTACTAACACCAAACGGATTAAGCTATGTTACTGTAAGCTTTACACATGACCCTAACCCACCAGCCGCAACAAGATATGCGCAAGGGGATTTAATTTATCACACAGGGACAGCGGGAATGGCTACCGGTGACCACTGCCATATTGACCAAACATTTACACAGAACGCCGGACTTGTTTATTATGGAGTTACATGCCAATATGGTAACCAATGTTACGCGCTAAGCGGTTCAGTGCTACCAACGGAAGTATTTTATGTTAACGATACAAATATTATAAATGGTTACGGTCAAGCATGGAAAACATTTGAAGGTGGACAACCTCCAACACCCGAACCCATATACAAATACACTAAACATTATTTCATGCTAGACGGTTTAGGTATTGATTTTGGTTTTTATAAAACGAAAGAAGAAATACCACCCGAACCACCAACACCGGTTGGTAAATGGTTTATTCCTGGTGATATTAATAATACTCGACCGCTCACAGAGGATGAATCTAAAGAAAATTGGGTTGCTTTTTGGCAGTTCTTTAAAGCGAAAGGTTGGACCGCAAACGCGGTTGCTGGTATATTAGGAAACTCCTATTTTGAAAGTACTGTTAACCCGAACAGGTGGGAGGGTGATGTACCTTTTGCACAACCGGTTGCCTCACGTGGTTATGGTTTAGTACAATGGACGCCGTGGACGAAAATAATTGACTGGCTAAAAGAAAAAGGATATTACCCGGATGTGTCTAAGTTTGGTCAAGGTGAATGTGAGAGAATTCAATGGGAAATGGAAAATAACCAGCAATGGATTGCTACATCAGCTTACCCCGAAAGTTTTGCAAGCTTTTCAAAATCCACCGCCGACCCTTATACATTAGCGATTGAATTTCTAGCCAACTACGAAAGACCAGCCGACCCAAACCAACCACAACGTGGAACTAAAGCACGTGAAATTTATAATTATATTAAAGATAAATAAAATAGTTGAACTTTCAACTATTTTTATTTATTATAAAATAAAAGGAGATGATTAAAAATGAGTATAGGAGTTGTAAATAGCCAATTTACACCACAAAGCAAAATTTATTTATTAAAAGGATTAGAAATTGACGCAATGAATAACACGTTTTGGGGTGCATTTAATAACACAGAAGAACAATTTAATTTTTTAATTAATAACTATGATCACATTGAATTTGAAAATTACACATATCAAAGAAAAGATGGTACGGTAGTCGTACCCGGTGTTTATGATGATTTACGTTTATACAATTATTTAATTTATCAAAACGGTGATACAGGCAATAAATCAAAATGGATTTACTGTTTTATTACAAGTTTAGGGTACTTAAATGACAATGCCACAAGCATTAGTTTTGAAACAGATGTAATACAAACATGGCGTTTTGAGATTGAAAATAATTTTATGGAGTCGTACATCGCATATGAGCATAGACCACAATTTTATACACAAGATGGTCAATATTACCCATGTATTAATACACAACCCGAAAATTTAGAGATCGGAACAGATTTAATTAGTGAAAACAACATTAGATTAGACCCGAACCAAGATATAAGTTATGTTGTTATTGGTATGACTTGTACAATGGACGGAAAAGACACATACACACATGGAACGCTAGGGAGTCCATCACAAATTAATTATTATATTTTTCCTTTTTCACGCATTACAGGTGGTAACATAACAACATTGAAAATAGGGTCAACATCTGGAGCGACTGTAACTATTACAGGTTTAAGTAATATCATGAACGCAATACGATCAGATGAAAAATTAGTTGGTAAATGTGTTTCTATTGTTGTAACGAATTCGATTCCAGGTTTAGTAGTAGAAGATAACCAAATTATTATAAAAAGAGATTGCTTTGAGAGTAGAATGGAAGGTAACTATCTGATACTAACTTATAAACCTTATGTTATGTCTAGTATGTACGATTCTAGTTCAGACCAATTCGCAAAATCACGTTTTGTAGACGCTATGAGTTATTTAGGTGTTGGATTAAGTGACAATACTAAAATACTATGGTACCCATACAGTTATTTTATATTAAGTGATAGCAACGGAACAACAAAATTATTCAAGAATGAGTTATGGGAAGATATACATAAAATGCAATTCGCTTTTGTTGGTTCGCCTAACTCATCTAAAATGAATGTAGTTCCAATTAATTATAAAGTTAAAAAGCATTCTATCGGTAATAATATCATGTTAAACTTAGACAACTCTTTTGAATCTCAATATGAATCTAGTTTACCTATTATTAGTGATACAACCGCTTTAATGTTGCAATCATCGCGTAACTCAATGAACGTAGGATTATCTAATATTAGACGATCAAATGAAACAAATTCAGCTATTGCCAGTGCAACCGGTAATGCGTTAAGTGCTCAGACAAGCTTACAAAATAACTTAAATTTAAGTACTACCGCACGTAATACAAATTTAGCTAGTAATTTGAATGATCTTCAAAATAAATCAAACATGATTAATGCTAGTATAAGTGCAATTGGTGGATTAAGTGGTGGTATTGCCAGTGCTTTAACTGGTAATATTGGTGGTGCTGTAGGTAGTTTGGTTGGAGCTGGTTTAGGCATTGGAAATACAGCCATACAAAACCAAATCAATACAAAACAGACTAATTTACAAAATGCAAATGCACTTGCTAATGCAAACGCACAAGCTAGCGCTAATAGTCAATCAACCGAAATAGGAAATCAATTAAGACAATTAACAACACGTTACCAAAATCAAACAAATATTCAGAATGCTATGGATAGTTACAACGCGCGTATTCACGACGCACAAGCAACGGCTGACAGTATTGTAACCGGTTCAAACGATTTACTACGACAAACAGCTTTAGATTTGAATACATTACTTTTATTTGCGTATAAACCAACTGAAGAATACCGTAATAAATTAAACCAAATATGGAACACGCGCGGTTATGCAACGAATACAATTGACTACCCAAATTTACACAGTAAGTCTAAATGGAATTACATTCAAACTGTAAAATGTAATATTAAAGGAACGAACATCGACCCTAGCGACTTGGAAAAAATTAAACGTGTATTTGATAATGGCGTTACACTATGGCATGATAAAGAAGTAGGAAACTATGACCGTGAAAACACTGAAAGATACCAACATGAAAATATTGATAAGTTCGGTAACTACTTAAACAGAAAAGTACATTAATAGAAAAGGTTGACGTTTCAACCTTTTTTATTTAACATATAATTAAAAGGAGATGATTAAAATGGATTTATTGAATGATACAAGTTCATTTACGGATTATTGCCGTAATGCGGTTGATATTGCTACGATGAAGAATGGAGAGGCTGACTTTATTTATTACACGTATTTACAAATGTTGAGCTTAAACATGTTTAAATATAAAGGTTTACCCGAATCCATTAACACATTCTATTTAGAATATGTTTTACAAACACGCGGTTATATTGGCTTTTATGATGATAAAAGGTTAGGTTTAATCTGTAGTGAAATCAAACTAGGGGGTCGATTAAATCATTACACTTTGCCAACAGAATACCATACGGTTTCCACAAGTCCACTTGTTAAAAAGACGTTAACAAGTGAAGAGTGCGTTGTTATGAAAAATAGTCCTTTATATGTTGGATTGTTTCCATACTTAAATTTTTATGCCAAAAAATTAGCGTTAACAAGTAGAACTATGGACCAAAACTTAACTATGCAATGGACACCGTACATTATTACCGGTGATAGACGAATGTTACAGCAATTTAAAGTTTTCATGAAAAATATTTTACAAGGTGTGCAAACGATCTTTGCATCAAAAGGATTTAGAACAGAGGATATTAATATTTTACAAACGAACGCACCTTTTATTGCCGACGAATTACACGGAATGAAACAAGCTATTTTAAGAGAGTGCATGACGTTCTTAGGGATTGAAAATGCGAATATGGATAAAAAAGAAAGATTAGTTTCGGATGAGGTCAACGCAAACAACCAGCAGGTTATCGCGTCTAGAAATATTTGGTTAAGCGAACGTAAAAAAGCCATTGAAGAATTAAACAAAAAATTCGGGTTAAATGCAAGTGTTGAGTTTGCACCTTATGAAGATTATGAAGAAATCATGAAATTACTTGAATTAGATTCAAACACAAGTATTAAAGATTTTAATATTAATAAAAATTTGGATGTTAAAGAAGGTGATGACAATGATGAATAAATTAAAAGTACCTAACTATTTATTGAGTTTACAAAGTCCGGTCCTTGCTGAAAATACCGAAACAATTTGTGGTGTATGTCACAATTTAGCGTTAACAGAATTAATTGACTCTCAATATGAATTAAGTGATATGGAAGTGTTAGAGATCGCACGAAAAAAGATTTTTGATTTTAATTATCCTTTTTATGACGATCCCGAAAGACGTAAAGCATTTGAAACCGGTATTTTAAAACATTTTTGGTTTGACGAAATCGGACAGGAAACCTATGCATATTGGAAATTTGAGTTGCAACATTGGTTTGAGATTAATATGGATAGATATTATACGTTGTTTAAAACTATTCCATTTCAAGATCAAGACGACCCAACCGCAAACACAAACTACACGGAAACTTATACACGTGATAGCCGAGGTAACACACAAGCAAGCGGAGAAGATACGAGTATCGCTTTACAATCTGTAACACCGGAAGGACGTATTGATATTGAAACAAACGACTATGTCAATAACATTGCTAAGACAATAACTAAGCCTAAAAGTGCAAATGATACAACAGCTCATGAAGAATATAGCTTTAGGCGTAAAGGTAATATCGGTATTCAGACTTTGGCGGAGGTTTTACAAGGTTCAAGACGTGCTGTTATTACCGTCGAAAATGACTTATACACCGAATTACAAGAATACGGATTATTTTTCAATATTTTTTAGGAGGGAATGAAAATGAATATTGATGTAAATAAATATTATGATTATAAACGAAAAGTATTAGGTACATATGTAGATCGTGACGGTGCTTACGGTTCTCAATGTTGGGATTTGTATTTTGATTGGTGCGAAAAGAACGGATTTAAGGGTGCTAATTGCACATCTAGCGGATATGTTAAAGATATTTGGTTAAACAGAAAAACAAACGGAATGACATATAATTGTGTTGAAATTACAGAGTTACAGCCAGGTGCAATTGTTGTTTTTAAGGAAGTACCAAACATTACACCTGCAAGTCATATAGCTATTTTCGATAGTGATGTAAACGGTGTATATGGTCGCTTTTTAGGGGCTAACCAAGGAGATAAAAACGGTTTAGTTAATATCGTTACACTCCCATATTTAGCAACATTCGATACGGCTTTTATGCCTAAAGCTATGATTTTAAGTGATGAAAAAACTGAGAAAGTTTTAAATGAAATTCCAAGTGATTTTATTAAGGAATATGGTACTTTTTACCCAAATTGCACAATTAAAATCAGAGAAGCTCCAAGTCAAAAAGGTAATGACACAGGTTTATATTATACAAATGGTATGAGCGTAAGATATGACGGATATGTTAAACGTGATGGGTATGTGTGGATTAGTTGGATTGGTGCCAGTAAAAAGCGTCGCTGGATGGCTGGTGGAGAATTAAATTCAAAAGGTATTAATTATCTACCATATGGAGTATTTAGATGACAAAATCAGTAGATTGGTACAGCCCTACCAACATAAAGTCATACAACAAATTTTTAAATTTCATCATCGGGGGTCGTGGTATCGGTAAAACATATGGATTCAAAAAAGACTGTATCAGCCGATACAAGAAAAAAGGAAAACAATTCCTTTATTTAAGAAGATACAAAACAGACCTAAAGAAAATTAAAACATTTCTAAATGATCAGTTTGAAAATTTTAAAGATGATGAATTTAAAATAACAGGTGGTAGCAACTTTACCACCTTTTATATCAATGGTTGCGAAATGGGTTATGCAACATCCTTAACAGCCTTTGCTAGTTTAAAATCAACTAGTTATGTAGATGTGGATACAATTATTGTTGATGAATTTATACCCGAAAAAGCCGGATTCAATACATACATACCGAATGAAGTTGAAATACTATTAAATATTATCGACTCTATATTTAGACAGCGAGAGGGACATGTATATGTATTAGCAAATAATGTAAGTATCGTTAACCCTTATTTTAGTTATTTTGGTATCACACCCAACCCAAACAAAGAATTTAATACATTTAAAGGCAGTGAATCCGTTGAGCAAATTATCGTACAAATTTGTCATAGTGATTATAAAAAAGGAAATAAAGAAAAATCGAAATTTCACAAATTAATTTCAGGCACAACATACGGAGATTATAACGCTGGTAACTTTGCTTATGATACAAACGATTTCATTAAAAAGAAAACGAATGTGTGTGATTATTTATGTACATTGTATTATGATGAAATCTATTATGGTGTTTGGATTGATATGAATACAGGTTATGTTTATATTAACCAACAGATTAATAAGGAATATGGATATTGTTATTCCATTGGCAGTAACAATCGTGAAAATATGATGATCGCGAAATTATGGCGTAAGGACCAAAGACTCAACATGTTAATACGATCATATCGTGATGGGTGTGTTTATTATAACAACCAGGAAACTAAAAGACTATTGAGCTATATACTTAGTAAATATTAAAAGAGTGATATTAATTATCACTCTTTATTTTAATAAAATCTTTAAGATCATGTTTATTGACAGTATATAAATAATACTCATGTTTTGGACCATGATTATTATAATACTTAATATACTCATCCCATACGATTCTGTAGTCTGTAGAATGTAAAACAATTAAATTATCAAATGTAAAATAAAATTCTAGTTCAATTTTAATCTCTTTGTTCATGTTTATCACCTCTTTAATTTTGACAGTTAACAGCCAAACAAATAAATAATAATACTAGTAATAACATTATTTATCACCTACCAATTCTCACCGTACATTTGAATAAAATAGTTGTGGATGTACTCGTGTTTAACAATACTAGACCTTAAAAGGTAGTATTGCCTATAACTTATCAATCCTTGATTATAATACGATTGAATTAAATTCTCACGCTCAGTATCACTGGTGATACCAAGCGTTCTATTTAACTCATTAATAAGACGACTAAGACTAGTGTAATTGTTCATACGCTAACCTTTCTTTACAATTCTACAAACTTCTTTAAGCTTGTAATTAATCATTTCATTCAATTCAAGATATGATAGATAATCTATATCTTTATCGTTATAGATATCTTCAGTCATATCAATACAATAACTAATATAATCAGATAAAGATTTTAACACGTTACCTAACTCATGCCATCCGTTAACTTGTTCTAAAACATAATCATATTGTTTTTGAATATGCTCTTTATATTTTTCTTTAGTCATATTATTTATTTCCTCCCATTCTATTTAAAATTTCATTTTCTATTAATTTCATTTTCTTTGAATCACCAGATCTTTGACACCCAACATATGAATAATGATATAACAACCCGTATGTTTCTAACAAAGTAGTGATCGTGTCATTACTAATTATACGTTTAAATCTTTCTAGATCATCCATATTAACAACCTACCTTATTACTAAAACAAATCATCATCATTTAACACATTCATATATAACAAACATCTAAAACGCATTAAACTTAAACACTCGTTATACAAACTTAATAGTTTAGACCTTTCATGTTCATAGTCGGCTAACATAAAACCAACTGTATAAGCTCCAAATAATTCACCGTAATACTCATGAAAGATACGTTTAACATCATCCGCATTATCACAATCAGAAATCAATTTTATACACTCATCTTTTATAGAATAAAAATAATTGCGTACTTGTTTAAATCTCTTA